GAAAAGAAGATTGACTATTCGGAATATGGTAACCTTCTTGAGCTCTACAAAAATAACTACCAAAAGTTTATTGAATATAATATTCACGATTGTATTCTTGTTGATCGTCTAGATGATAAGTTAAAGTTCCTTGAACAAACTATGGCATTGTCTTATGACGCCAAGGTTAATTACCCTGATGTTATGACAACTGTTCGTCCATGGGACATTATCATTCATAATTATCTTCTAGAAAGAAATATTGTTATTCCACCATTGAAGCGACAGCTTATGGAAGGTTCTCTAATCGGCGGTCACGTTAAGGAACCTAAGATCGGATTAAGTAAGTGGGTTGTATCTTTTGATTTGAATAGTCTGTATCCGCATTTGATCATGCAGTATAACATTAGTCCAGAAACATTTGAAGAGAGAATACCATTTCCATCAGTTGACGAACTACTAAAGAAAACTAGCGATTTTGAATTCAATAGGGAATGGTCGTATGCTGCCAATGGTTGCTGTTATCGCAGAGATCAACAGGGTTTCTTGCCTGCTCTGATGGAACGTATGTATAATGACCGCACCAAGTATAAAAAGTTGATGCTTGAAGCAAAGCAGAGATATGAGAACAATCCTAACGCTGAAGATGAAAAGCTAGTTGCTCGCTATCATAATATGCAAATGGCCAAAAAAATTCAGCTAAACTCGGCTTATGGTGCATTGGCTAATCAGTTCTTCCGTTGGTTCAGTTTCGATCACTCTGAAGCAATTACAATGTCCGGTCAGCTTTCGATTCGTTGGATTGAAAAGAAGATGAACTGGTATATGAATAAACTTCTTAATAATCATAATGTAAAAGATATAGATTTTGTTATTGCATCAGATACAGATTCTATTTACGTTGAAATGGATCATTTGGTAGCTCACCTAGATACTACTGATGAATTGAAAATTGTCGCAGCAATTGATCAATTCTGTGAACAAAAAATTCAACCATATCTTGATAAGTGTTATGCAGAGCTTGCAGAATATATGAACGCTTATCAACAAAAGATGCAAATGAAGAGGGAAACAATTGCAAATAAAGGGATCTGGCGTGGCAAGAAGATGTATATCCTCAATGCTTGGAATGTTGAGGGTGTTCAATATTCGGAACCGAAACTCAAGCTCCAAGGTATTGAGGCGGTACGTTCAAGCACTCCAAAAGCGTGTCGAGAGAACATTAAAAAGGCTCTAGGTATAATTATGAACGGAACTCAAGACGAGCTTCAAAAGTTCATTGAAAAGTTTCGTGAAGAATTTATGCAGTTACCTTTTGAAGATGTAGCCTTTCCACGTGGTGTTAAGGGCATGTGGAAATATAACAAGGATAAGTCTCAGATTTATGACAAAGGATCTCCGATTCATGTCAAGGGAGCATTAATCTTTAATCATCTATTGATTAAAAACAAAATTAACAGCATTCCTAAGATTCAGGATGGTGATAAGATCAGGTTTGCGTATTTGAAGATACCTAATCCTGTCAGAGAATCAGTTATTGCTGTCCCTGATGAGATCCCTAGAGAGTTAGCCTATATAAATGATTACATAGATCGTGACGTTCAATTTAATAAATCATTTCTAGAACCTCTCAATTCAATTACTGACGTAATTGGTTGGGCTACAGAGAAAAGATCCACTCTGGATGACTTTTTTGCATAAGAGGAAAATATGTCAGTAACATTAAACGAAGATGATGATTTTGGCTTTTCTCTAGTTTCAGAAGAGGAACTAAAAGCCAAAGAAGCAGAGTTACAGGCAAAGCTACTTGAACAATCACAAGTTGTTCAGGAAGTAGTAAAACAAGCATCTCAGACAGAGGCTACTGTAACAGAATATAAAGATAAGTTAAATGGATTACGTAACATGGTTATGCCTTTGCTTAATAATCTAGCAAAGGATCCAACAAAGACTTATGTTTTCTGGCCTGATCGTGCTACTAAAATTAAAGCATTCATTATGAAAGTCAACGCATACGTTGATGGTGCATAATGATTAACTATATCGCATTAGCAACAGCCTTGACACTATCTTTAGTGTCAGGGTTTTATTCTGTTTATGGATTAACAACATTGTTTGCCGCAGCGTTCTGGCCAGTTGTGTTTATGGGCGGAGCGTTGGAGATTGGTAAACTTGTGACAGCCTCTTGGCTTTATAATAACTGGGAAGATACTCCTAGGATTTTAAAATACTATCTAACATCTATTGTTATAATACTAATGTTCATAAGTTCAATGGGAACTTTTGGATTTTTATCGAAAGCTCATATTGAACAATCTATCAAACTTTCTAATACTGCAGACGCAAGCCAGCTTGAAATTATTAATTCGAAAATTAATTTCGAAAAAGAGTATGTTGCAGATTTAGATAAGCAGATATCTCAGATCGACTCGGCTATTTCGAAACTTACTGAGACTGGTAAGGCGGCGAGCTCTCTGAAAGCTGCTAACCAGGAAAGGCAGAATAGAGATAAACTTATTCTGAAAAAAGAAGAACATGTCAAAAATATATCCACACTTACCTCCGACAGAATCCGAGCAGAAGGAGATATTAAAAAGATCGAAGCCGAAGTCGGTCCTGTCAAATATGTTGCAGAACTCATTTATGGTAACCAAGCTCAAGACCATATGGACAATGCTGTTCGGGCGGTAATTATTTTATTAGTATTAGTATTTGATCCTCTTGCTGTTATGTTATTAATTGCAGCAAATGTTGGATTGTCAAAAAACAAGTTGACTACTAACAAGTTTGGGCGTATACTAAAGGAAATGCTTGATAAGAAATAAATTATGCTTTGGGATGATATAATATTTTTGTCGGAAGCAGAGTTTCTGAAATATAATATAAATGAGAAAGGTTTGTTTATGTCGTTAAAAGAACGTTTGATTAAAAATTCAACAATTGACTATACATCTACTCTTACAGATAGTAAGATCTATACCAAAAAGGATATGATCCAGACTCCAGTGCCAATGATTAACGTGGCTTTGTCTGGAACTATTGATGGTGGAATTACTCCTGGATTGACAATGCTTGCCGGTCCATCGAAGCACTTCAAGACTGGCTTTGCTCTGCTTTTAGCATCTTCGTTCCTTAAGAAGTATCCTGATGGTGTTATTCTATTTTATGATTCAGAGTTTGGCACACCACAGTCATACTTTACTAAGTTTAAGATTCCTCTTGACTCGGTTGTTCATACGCCAATCACTGACGTTGAAGAACTAAAGTTTGACATTATGAAGCAGCTAAAAGAAATTAATCGTGACGATCAGGTTCTAATTATTGTTGACTCGATTGGTAATCTTGCTTCAAAGAAGGAAGTTGAAGATGCTATGAATGAGAAGTCGGTTGCTGATATGTCTCGTGCAAAACAGCTAAAGTCTCTGTTCCGTATGATTACTCCACATCTTACATTGAAGGATATTCCTCTTGTGGCGGTCAATCATACATATATGGAAATCGGTATGTTCCCCAAGGCAGTAGTTGGTGGTGGAACTGGCGCTTATTATGGCGCTGATAATATTTGGATTCTAGGTAGACAGCAGGATAAGGATGGTGCAGAAATTGCAGGTTACCACTTTGTTATCAATGTGGAAAAGTCTCGTTACGTACGTGAGAAGTCTAAGATCCCAGTTACTGTTAGTTATGAGGGCGGCATTAATCGTTGGAGCGGTTTGCTCGATATTGCCGTCGAAGGCGGTTATGTGGCTAAACCAAAAGTGGGCTGGTATGCCAAGGTGGATCGTTCGACTGGGGAAGTGGATGGAAAGAATTTCCGAGCAGGTGATATTGTGGACAGTAAAGAATTTTGGATGACAATGTTCCAAGAGACTGACTTCGCTGCATATATCAAGCGCAAGTATTCACTTGACACTGAAGGGACTTTAGTTTATGATGAGGATGAAGAAGTTTAAGAATGTAATGGCCATATTAGCCAACGATGGCGTATGGTGGTGTTATTCTCACGATGATCATCCTGATTGGGGCGTTCATCGTTATGAGGATACTCATTGGTTTAATTATATGTTTAAGAGGTAATAAATATTCATGAGTATTGAAAGAACAATTTTATCTAATTTATTGTTCAACGACGAGTATGGTCGTAAGGTTATTCCATTCCTGAAACCAGAATATTTTCAGGATTATAATGAAAAGATTGTATTTGACCTAATTGATGATTATGTAAAGAAGTATAATTCATTTCCTTCTATTGAGGCGTTAGCCATTGACCTGTCTAATAAGGAAGGTCTAAACGAACAGACGTTCAAGATTGCTAAAGAAATTGTCTCGAGTCTTGAACATGATTCTAACACTAAGCTGGACTGGCTACTAGATCAGACTGAAAAGTTTTGTCAAGATAAAGCATTGTATCTTGCGATCATGCGGTCCATACAAATTATGGATGAGAAAAATGGATCAATCTCCAAAGGAAATATACCGACAATTCTTACTGACGCTCTCGGTGTCTCTTTTGACACCCATATTGGTCATGACTTTCTTGGTGATAGCGACGAGAGATATGAGTTCTACCACCGTAAAGAAAAAAGAATACCTTTCGACCTGGACTACTTCAATACCATCACCAACGGCGGTATCCCTAACAAAACTCTCAACATCGCACTTGCCGGTACTGGCGTTGGTAAATCCCTCTTCATGTGTCACTGCGCCGCAGCAAATCTTGCCAAGGGACTTAACGTCCTGTATATCACACTCGAAATGGCAGAAGAAAGGATTGCGGAGCGCATCGATGCAAACCTACTAGATACTGCTGTTGATGAGCTAGAACTTATGCCCAAGCAGTCTTATGACACTAAGATCAACAGACTGAAAGAAAAGTTTACAGGTAAGTTGATTATCAAAGAATACCCAACTGCTTGTGCAGGTTCTGCTAACTTTCGTCATCTATTAAATGAACTACGTATTAAAAAGAACTTTGAACCAGATATTATATATATTGATTATCTGAATATTTGTTTGTCATCGAGGATTAAGCATGGAGCCAACGTCAATTCTTATACCCTTGTCAAAGCAATCGCAGAAGAGCTCCGTGGGTTGGCAGTTGAGTACGACGTCCCTATCGTCTCAGCAACTCAAACAACTCGAGGAGGCTATTCGAACTCAGACGTGGGA